TTCTGTTTCTGTCTTTAGAGATTCTTCAAAGATAGAAATGTATATGGAAAATGCTGATGGTGGTTTTGCTGGTGAAAAAGAATTGATGGATCAGTTTGGTTTACAGAACCTAAGTGAAGCAACTTTTGTTGTAAATAAACTAAGATTCCAAGAACTCACAAAACAAATAACAATAGAGTCTGGTACTGATAGTACAGAGGGTGGTTCTATTCTATTAGAGTCTGGAACACTTGCAACAATAACTACAGATTTAGAAGGTAGTGATTTCTATATTTTATCAGAAACATCAGCTACAGATTCAGATCGTCCATACGAAGGTGATGCAATATATCATCCTATACTCAAAAAAATGTTTCAAGTAAACTTTGTAGATCACGATGAACCTTTCTTTCAGTTAGATAATAATCCTGTATATAAGTTAAGATGCCGTCTATTCGATTATAGTTCTGAGGAACTTTCAACTGGTATAGATGAAATAGATGCAATTGAAGCTATTAGTGTAGCATCTTCTGATCATCAATTTACTTTGGAATCAGATACAGCTAGTGTCAATGCAGTACAGTTAGAAAGTGAAGATGGTCGTATCATACATGAAAATGAAACAGATTTACTTGTTGCACACGAAGATAGTGTAATGACAACATCCTCTGGTTCTCTTCTTGTTGAGAACTCTTCTGATAGTGGTAATGAAGAATACTTGATACAAGAGGACTATATAGTAGGTGACGGAACATCATCAGGTGTTAAGGATGCTCAAAATGAGTTGTTTGAATCTGCTGATGATACAATACTAGATTTTAGTGAAAAAAATCCATTTGGGGATGTAGGGAGTAGTTCGTAATGTTAGGTCAACAATTTTACCATGAGACAATAAGAAAAGTTATTGTCGCTTTTGGAACAACATTTAATAATATACAATTAGTTCGTAAGGACAATAATGGTGATATAAAACAATCTATGAAAGTTCCACTTGCATATGGCCCAAGACAAAAGTGGTTGACCAGATTAAATGAAGATGCTGATCTATCAAAGACAGTTGCTGTTACTCTACCACGAATTGGTTTTGAAATACAAAATCTTTCTTACGATGCTAATAGAAAACTCAATAGAGTACAGAAGTTTAAAAAAGTAAAAGGTGCAAAATCAGATCAACTTGATACACAGTTTATGCCAGTCCCATATAATTTAAGTATACAACTTTATGTTATGGCTAAACAATCAGATGATGCACTACAAATCGTAGAACAAATTCTTCCATACTTTCAACCAGACTACACATTAACAGTTAATGATATGGCAGATATGGGTATTAAAAGAGATATTCCTATAATATTAAATAGTATAGGATATGAAGATAATTATCAGGGAGACTTTGAAACTAGACGAGCATTAATATATACACTAGATTTTACTGCAAAGTTTTATCTTTACGGCCCTGTTACTTCTAGTAAGGTTATTAAGACAGTTCAAGTTGATCAATATACTGATCTTAAAGATACTGCTCCACGTAGAGAACAAAGATTTACAGTTTCACCAACACCTGCTAATGCTGATGCAGATGATGATTTTGGATTTAACGAAACAACTTCATTTTTTACAGACGCAAAAGTTTTTGATCCAGTTACGGGTACAGATAAAGAACAAGATTAATGGTTGATCCCCTCAAAGAATTAGACAAGGCTCTTGGGATTGTGAGTGACGTAGATAAATTACAAAAAGAACCTTGGAACTATGAACATAATCCTAAACAAGAGATTATAGTTAATGAGTCTCCCATGTTAGGTGCAGAAGAGTTGTTGGGGGAAGATGGTCTTGCAGAAGTCGAAGCTAACATCGAAGCAGATTACAAATATCAAAGACAGACTTTTTATACTTTGGTCGAGAAGGGGAGTACCGCAATTGATGGAATCCTCGAGCTTGCTAAAGAAGGAGAACATCCAAGAGGATACGAAGTCGCTGGAAACCTCATCAAACAAGTCGCAGAAGTAACAGAGAAATTAGGCGATTTACAAGAGAAGATGAAGAGACTTAAAGAAGTCCCAGATAATGCACCAAAGAATGTTACTAATGCATTGTTTGTGGGTTCTACTGCTGAATTACAAAAACTCATAAAAGGAAAGAAAAGTGAGTGAATCTGTATATCTAGGTAATCCTAATTTAAAAAAGGCTAATGTACAACAACAGTGGACAAAAGAACAAGTAGAAGAATTTTCGTTATGTATGAAAGACCCTATTTACTTTATTAAGAACTATATAAAAATTGTCTCTCTGGATGAGGGACTTGTTCCTTTTGATTTATATGATTTCCAAAAGGAAATGGTAGGCACATTTCATAGTAATCGTTTTACTATCTGTAAACTTCCAAGACAGTCTGGTAAATCGACTACTATCATTTCTTATTTACTTCATTATGTTTTATTCAATGATTCTGTGAATGTTGCTATTCTTGCAAACAAGGCTGCAACTGCAAGGGACTTATTAGGAAGACTACAACTTGCATATGAACATTTACCCAAATGGTTACAACAAGGAGTAATGTCATGGAACAAAGGGAGTTTAGAACTTGAAAATGGTTCAAAGATTCTTGCATCTTCTACTTCTGCCAGTGCGGTTCGTGGCGGTTCTTATAATATTATTTTCCTTGATGAGTTTGCTTACGTTCCTAGTAATGTAGCCGAACAATTTTTTAGTTCTGTTTATCCTACCATATCATCTGGTAAAACTACAAAGGTTATGATTGTTTCTACTCCACATGGTATGAATATGTTCTATAAACTGTGGACAGATGCAGAGGAAGATCGTAATGAATATGTTCCTATTGAGGTTCATTGGAGTGAAGTGCCAGGCCGTGATGAGGAGTGGAAAAAACAAACTATTAAAAATACCTCACTACAACAATTCCAAACAGAGTTTGAGTGCGAGTTTCTTGGTTCTATTAATACTCTTATATCTTCACAAAAACTTAAAACATTAACTTATAGATCACCCAAACAATCAAATGCTGGTCTTGATATTCATATACCTCCACAAGAAGCACACACATATGTAATTACTGCTGATGTTTCACGGGGAACAAAGAACGACTATTCTGCATTTATTGTAGTTGATGTTACACAGATGCCATATAGAGTAGTGGCAAAATACAGAGACAACGAAATAAAACCCCTTCTATTCCCAGCGAAAATTTATGAAGTTGCTCGTGCATATAACCAAGCATTTGTTCTTATAGAGGTAAATGATATAGGTGAACAGGTTGCAAACACTATGCAATTCGACTTAGAGTATGATAATCTTATCATGGCATCGATGCGTGGAAGGTCAGGACAGGTACTAGGAGGAGGTTTCAGTGGGGGTAAAGCACAACTAGGTGTTAGGACAACAAAGGCTGTTAAGAAAATAGGATGTTCTAATCTTAAACAATTGATTGAGGATGATAAACTTTTAGTAGAAGATTTAGAAATTATTAATGAATTATCTACATTTATAGTCAAAGGTTCGTCACACGAAGCTGATGATGGATGCAATGATGACTTAGTTGCGTGTCTTTTTATATTTGCTTGGACTGTAGACCAACAATATTTTAAAGAGTTAACTGATATGGATGTTAGACAAACAATGATGAGAGAACAACAGGACGCATTAGAACAGGATATGGCACCTTTTGGTTTCGTGGTAAATGGTTTAGAAGATGAGAATATAGGAAATATGGTAGATGAATATGGTACAAAGTGGGCTGCAGTAGTAAGAGATTATGGTTCAGATTGGTAGTTTTATATAAACTCTATTAAATCACTATCAACTTTTATCCAACAATTACTACACAATATAATACTTTTGTCTATAAGATCAAATATTTCTCTTCTACTTTTAGGATTAGTACCGACTCTTTTAGTTATTTTTCGTATTTCTGCATCGTGAGGATAGAACTTTAAACACACAGTTTCACTCTCTCCACAGTGTTTACAGGACTTATCTGCAAGATTTTCATTCAATAGTATGATTCTCTTACGATAGTTTCTACGAGCTACCTTTTTAATAGTATCTTTATATTTCTCATAATGTGTATTTACCATGATATTATTTATATGTTATAACACTTATAAAAATAGTTTTTGTAAGTTTTGTTTTTTATAAATATCTTTACAAAACAAATTCCAACTCTTAAAGATAAGGAGTACAATTAATGTCTTTTCTAGTTTCTCCTGGCGTTCATGTCAAAGAGATTGATTTAACTAATGTTGTTCCATCAGTTGACACCACAATTGGTGCAATTGCGGGCCCTTTTGAAAAAGGCCCTGTGAGTTCCATTACGCATATCACCTCTGAAGCTGACCTCCTCAAAAATTTTGGTAAACCTAATGCAGATAATTTTGAATTTTGGTTTACTGCTTCTAACTTTCTTAAATATAGTAATGCACTAAAAGTTGTTCGTGCAGAATCAGCTATCGTAAATGCTGGTGAAGCATCTGGTGTTTTAGTACGTGATGATGATCATTACCTTGCAAGTTTCTTTTCAGAAACAGGTGATGGACAAAGTACAACAAACGATTGGATTGCAAGATTTGCTGGTACTACAGGAAATAGTCTTGGTGTTGAACTCTGTCCTTCTCCACAAGCATATGAGCAAGACTTAGGTACTAATAACCTAGTTAATGGTGCTGGTGCTGTCGGTGACACAACGATTACTGTTGATGATGCTGATGAATCAGGATTTGCTTTTCAAGTTGGTGATATGATTAAGTTTCATACAAACAACTCTGTAACTGCTGTTGTTAATGGTGCTCTTACCAGTTCTATTAACCTTGTGGTTGATGCAAATTCTGGTACTGCTGCTGTAGGTCAACGTGTTATTGGTGCTGGTATTACTGAAATAGTTAAAATTAAAACAGTTACTTCTCAAACTGCTCTAATTCTAGATAAACCAATTACGGTTGCAGATGATGTAGTGTTAGCACTTTCACCATATGCATCTGTTGAAGCTGGTGATACTCAGTATGAAGTTACTGGTATTTCTGGTGAAGTATTAAGTATTCGTCTAAAGGATGATCCTGACTCTGGTGGGTTACAGACTATTATTCCTGACAACTCTTATATAACAAGACGTTGGAGATGGTCAGACTTATTTGATTCTGCTCCAAGACAATCTGAGTTTAACAGAGTAAATGGTCGTGGAACTGGAGATGAAGTTCATATTGTAATTTTTGATACAACTGGTGATATTACTGGATCAGATGTTAACGTTGCTGGTCAAAGAGGTAATTCTGTTATAGAAACTTATGCTAACCTATCAAAAAATCCTTCAGCTAAAGGGCCTCAAGGAAACAGTATATATTATCCAACAATTTTATTCAATCAATCTGAATTTGTATT